AGACCACGCTCATCCATAACCTGTAAAGTCTTGCTTACCAAAGGAATCATCGTCTCGTTAATTAGGCGACCAAACGCAGAGCCTAAGTTCTGGCTTAACTCCTTCATGCGCTCGACTACCTCTGTAGCGGAACGGGCAGACATATTGTCAGGTGGTAATGATTCATCTAGCAATATGCGCTTGATGTTGGTTACGAGGTCATTAATAATAATCTGCGATACGTTGAAATCCCCAGCGCGTGGCAGCGGTTTTAATGATTCGCCTTGTGGGCCACCATTACGCGCTACTGGGATAATTGCACCGGGGATAATCTTAACGGTAGCTGGATTTAAAACACCATCATCTGCCGCTGTGTATACGCCTGAGATAGCCAAGCTAGCATTTTTAAGTACCAGCTCTTTTACCTTGTTTAATGTCTTGATGTCTGGCAGAGCTGTAATCAATGGGCCACGGCCGTATATCTCACCAGCGACTTTCATATAGCGGCTGACAACCCAAGGGCTGTGCTTGAGTCTGCGGTAAACAACCTCTACCTTAGACTCTTTGTGGATCACATGGTAGCAGTAGTCGCCACGCTTAGGATCAAATACAGTAGCCTCGATTAACTCTACATCTTCTGTAGGCTTGTTATCAATCTTAGTTTGCAGATCGGCAGGGATAATCGCGTCCTTCCATTGCTGGATAATAGCCTCGCCCTTGATACGCATACGGCGGTATACGTTATCTACTTGGCCGTTAGCGCCTTCTTCAAACGCAACCAAAAACTGTGGCACAGGAATGTAGTTGATTGGAGATATATCATCACCAGGCTGCACCATCATTACTGCTGTGCCGACTGACAGATCCAATAAAAACTCACCAACTGCGATGTCAAAGTTAGACTGCTTAATAGTCGCAAACAGTTTCTCTGTATAAATATCAAGAGCTGCATTAGCCTCTGCTTTGCGGTCATCTGGAATATCTGGGCCAGACTCTAAACGGCACCATCTGCGCTGTGGCGGGAATATGCCTGACTGAATACGGTTAGCAAAACGCTGCGTAGAGTTGATGGCAGTAGCATCAAATACGCGGTTCATTTTCTTAGCGCCGCCTACCTTGCCATCGTAATATCCATCGTACAAATTACGCTGTGGCAGAGCAAACTCGTATGCCTCATCGTATAGGTCTCGGAAATCCTCTTTCTTACGCAGAGCGATGTCGTGCCGTTTAAGCACGTCCTCTGGTTTTAAACGCATCATCTCAGCCATATCAATCCTTTTTATGCTTATTCGCAAAGTTACGAGCTGCCTCTTTGCTACCAAATCCCCACTTCTTCAGAGCCAGCTTTAAGCGTGTTGGCTTTCCATTCTCATCTGTCAGCGGCCCAGCCATCCCACTAAAACGAGCAGCAAAAGATACGCGCCGTGGGTTAACTCCTTCGCTGACAGGAGCTTTTAAATTCGCTCCCTCTGTGCGTTTAAAGTACTTGCGGCCAGCCTCAGTAAGACCGCCGCTAGGACTCTTATGCTCTTTTTTCATTAGCCCTTCTTAGGCTTCATTGCAGTTTTAGCTGCTTTCTTAAAAGCCGCGTCAGTAGGCGCGCCAGGAGAGCCAGGCTTACGCATCTTTTCCTTAGAGCCCTCGCTGATACGCTCACGCTTTTTATGGATATTCGCATAGAGGCCAGCTTTCATTTTTTCTTCTCCATTCCAGCCTCAGACATAGCAATAGCTACGGCCTGATCGCGTGACTTTACTTTGTCGCCAGAGCTGGATTTCAGCTTGCCTGACTTGTATTCGCGCATAACCTTGGCAACCTTAGCCTTCATCTTATCCAAGATTATTGCCTCCACCTAAAGTCTGTACACCAGACTCTGCGTTTAATCGCGCATCAGATAAAAGTTGACGACCACGGCGGCGGGCGCCACGCATACGAGCGCCCATCATCTCATCAGATGCGCTTGCTTTACTTAGCTTTGTAGCCTCTGCTGCTGGAGCTGCTGCTGGAGCTTCCGCAGCCTTCTCTGGCTTATTACCAACTAACTCATGAGCTGTTCGCGATGCGCCGCCAACAACTTGCTGTACTGCTTTAGTGACTGGTTGTGTAACTGCTCTGACTGCTCCACCCATGATTAAACTCCCATTCCTTTAGATCCCAAAGTTTGCTCAACACCAGTCTCTGGAGTTAAGCGCGTATCTGCTAACAACATTCTTGAGCCGCCACGTCTGCGAGCTGAAACGCGACCAGCTGCCTGCTCGGCTAACTGTCTACGCTCTTCATCTGCTTGTTGTTTTAGCGCAGCGTTTTCTTCGCGCTGTGCTGCCATCTGACCTGACATATCTGGGCCGCCACCGCCGCCAAATAATCCACCCATATCAAAACCTCGCCATAAGTAAGTAATCAATCTGATCTGGGCCGTACTTCCGCATCACGCTCTCAGTTTCAAACCCAATCGCTTTTGCATATCTGAACGCCCTATTGTCGTCAGTTCTAACAGTTATTTGCAATCTATGCAACTGGAGATATCTAATTGCGATATCGCTAAATCGATTGCCCGCTTTCAGCATTGTTGCTGGTATGTCTCTAGCCTGATTATCAAAGATACTCCACAGCTCACCGACTCCAGGCCAAATGTTTACTACGCCAATAACCGCTATAGGCCTGTTGTGTCTAAACGCAGTAAACGCAACGCCCATCTGCGCTTGCTGCGATACCATCGACTTAATGTCGTATACATGAGATAAGACCGATATCTCTTTGTGGTCAAAATCTAAATGGTCAAAGTGCTCAGGCACAAACGGCAGATAGTACATACCCCTGCGCTTGTGCATCTCATCATTCATTGCCTCATACGGGATATGGAATCTCATCGTCCAAATATATCAAAGTCGCTGTTGGCTACGGTTTGAGCTACAAAAGTCTTGCTTTGCCCTGCTGGCCCGCGAGTCATGCGCTTGTATTCGCCACCGCCTAGCAGCAAGTAGCCGAATGCGTCACCTACGTGGGAGTGCTCATTCTTATTCGGCGCATCCTTAAACCGCTCTTGGCCTGATCCTACTGAGATCCGCTTGAAATGGTAGCCGCCTGCCAATGATTTACGCAGCATCTTGCATTTTGTGTCAACCAAAAGCCCTGGCTTACCGTTAATTAATCTTTGCATGGGCGCGGCAGCTGACTCTCGGCGCACCTTAAAGTCGTTTGATGGCGTAGGCTGGGCTTTTAGACCTAGTGTTTTTAAGAAGTCAAAGGCCGTTACCTCGTATATGGCATCTCTAGCCATACCAGCAGGGTCGCCCCATACCAATACTTGGATGCCAGGATACCTAGCATTAAGTTCTGATATGAGCTGGTGGCCAAAGCGCTCTAATCCCATATCAAAAGTAACAATCTCATCAATAATCTGCCACGTACCAGACGGCAAACGCTGTCCAATCACCGCGGCTGGGGTTAAACCAAAGTCAAGGCCGACTTGAATCGGCACCGTAGGATCTACTTCAGTAAGGCCAGACATAATATTATCGTTGTATTCTGGCCACACCGACTTACCTTCTTGAACGTAGGTGTACTTACCCTCGGCATAACACCTAATCCAGTCTAAATTTTTACCAAGTAGCATCTGCTGGTAGTAGCCAGCAGGCAGGTTGGCCACGTTTTCAGCTTTCTTATTAATCTGCCACCACTTGCCTGACGCAAAGATGCAGTCGTTTGCCTCTGGGTTCTCTGGCAGATCCTCAGCTGGCAGCTCAATCACGCCGCCGGGCTGCTTAAAGAACTTCCAGGCATACGCGCCCGTCATCTTTTCCTTTTCTGCAAGGCGATACCACCAATGGTCGTCATCCATCGGGTTGGTGTCCATCCAAATTCCATGCCAGCTAGCGCCGCCATCGCGTTTAGTTGGGTATCGACCCACACGGTGTGTAAGGCCATCAATTACAGCCTTCGGTAATTCACGCGCCTCGTTCACCCACGCGCCCGTTAATTCTAGGGATAACAGCTTTCGCACGTCTTTTGGCTGGTCAAGCGCCAGGAAGATAACCTCACAGTCAATACCAGCTGCGCCGTCTCTAGCAGGCAGCCGGATATGGTGCGTAATCGGCGGCGTATGCAGCATTGGGCCAAACGTGTTCTCGGGAAACAAGTCTAACCACGTCTTTATTGTGGTAGTCTTTAGCTCAGGGTACGAGTTTCGTACGATAACAAAACGGCTATATCGGATGCCATCGATAGGGCTAGGCTTTTGCTGAATTGCGCGGATAAACACCTCGGCAGCGCAAGCATATGACTTGCCGGATCCCACAGGCCCCATCATCCCGCGCACGAATGCGTTAGACGTGAGAAACTTGTATACCTCGGGGCTTTTAGAGAAGTCTAGGTTCAGACCTGTAGAGGGAATTGCCTTAGAACTAGCCTCTTTGGTACGTGACATAGATAACCTTTTAATGATATTTTCTTAAATATACTGTATAAACAACAATATGCAAAATTATTTAGGATAATTATGGCCGGATATCACCTAACAGATGCAGAATTTATAGCGGAATGGAACAATTCCCCCAGCGCGACTGAGATGGCAAAAAAGTGTGAGATCAATATCCGCAACTTATTAAAGCGCAGGCGTGCGATTGAGTCTAGATACAACATTACTTTAGTTGCTGAAGGCAGAAACCAAGACAAACTCAAGTACGAAAATATTAAAATTGCTAGAACTGAAGAAACCCCAGGCACTGTTAGACGCGGAACTCAGATGGAGAAGGGGCGCGTAGTCGTGTTCTCCGATGCACACTTTTGGCCAGACGATTACACCACAGCGTACAAAGCGCTCTTAATGATTATTAAAGAATTTCGCCCACAGGTCGTAATTGCAAATGGAGATGTATTTGATGGCAGCCAAGCCAGCAGACATCCGCGGATCGGCTGGTCTAACACCCCATCAGTCAAAGAGGAGCTGGAGGCTTGTCAAGAGTTTATGGCCAATATTGAAAAAGCCGCAGTAGGAGCTGAATTAATTTGGACTCTAGGAAATCATGATGCGCGTTTTGAAACATTTTTGGCTGCTCAAGTTCCGCAGTTTGAAGGCGTAAAAGGCATGACTTTAAAAGACCATTTTCCCCTATGGAAACCTTGCTGGTCTTACTGGGTAAATTCCGATACAGTCATTAAGCACCGCTGGAAGGGCGGGTTCTCAGCTGGCCGCGCTAACTCACTTAATGCTGGGGTAAACATCGTGACTGGCCATACGCATAACTTAGCTGTACAGCCTCTTACCGATTACAACGGCACAAGATATGGCGTACAAACCGGCACTTTAGCCGACCCCAACTCCGAGCAATTCGTACATTACACAGAAGATAACGCAAAGGACTGGCGCTCTGGAGGGGTATTATTATCTTTTGAGCGTGGCAGATTAATGTTGCCAGAGATTTTTCAAGTCTGCGGCGAGGATGAGTTTGAGTTTAGGGGTTGTATCAATAAGGTATGAGGCTAAGTCCAGAGGTTGTCCGCAACCTTTACGCATCTCTTTATTGCTGCTACCCATTTACTAAATGGAAAATGCCGCTACCAGAAGAAATTGATTTTGTTGTAACCGCAGACCCGGAACTTATGGGAACCTACCTTTACGATACGGGCGAGGAGTACGAGCACAACGTAACTGTATCGTCTGCGCGTTGTGGCCATTACTATACCGTCCTAACCACGCTGGCCCATGAGATGATTCACATGAGTTTTTACAGGCAAAAGGGCGATAAGTGGCTGCACCACGGCAAACCCTTTAGGGATCGTTGCCGCCTAGTAGCTACAGAGCTGGGGTTCGATCCGTTAGAGCTTTAATTAGTAACATTTATGTTACCAAATACCCCATTTACTCAGCTGCTCTGCAACATAAAGCACAATGCCAGCAGCGTAAAAGATGACGGCCACAATCTCGACCACGAATAGCGGCGTATCGTCTAGAGAATAGCCAGCTGTCGCCCAGATCGCAGAGCCAATAAACCCTAATATCAGGTTTGCCGGGTAGATATTGAGCGCGGTAAGCAAGATACTAAGAAGGCATATAGCAGTTCCAGTCCATTTAAACGCAATCATGTTAGTTCCTATGGTAGATATTCTGTGGATTTTTGACCATGCTAGCGATTACAGCGTCAATAGTCGGGAACCATTGGATAAACCTCTGCCCGCTGGGCTCCCAAATCGTAAAGCTCATTTAATCCTCTTGGCTATCTCGCGCTCGATATACCATTTGGCTTTGCGTAGATCCTCGACTGCGTCATGCTTTTCGTCTGCGCGCCAAATATACTTCATCGCATTGCCCAGGCAAAACCCCATGTGCTCGGTAATCTGTATGCACTCAATCCCAGACGGGTGGCTTAGGTAGTGTTTAGGCTTATTCACCGCATCGTACGGCGAATCGTACTCTGGTTTGTTTGGTTCAAAGTGCGCCATTGCTTAATCCCCGATCAGGTCTTTTAGATTAATGTTTCTTTTCTTTAGCTCGCGCTTGAACTTCTCCATTGCGCGGTTCTCAATCTTGCTAACCGTATACGGATGGATAAACAGCTCCTCCGCAATCTCTACGTTGGTCATCTCATGTGACTTAGTGTCTTTTGGCGGCATTTTAGTTTTCGTCATTGTGGTTAGTTCGGAAATTACAGACAGAGTCTAGGTCTATAGGTTCATCATCGTAATCAAATTCGGGCTCTATCTCTACGATACCAGCAAACGGAATAGGCTCTTCATAACTAGAGCCAGAGTCAACCACTACGGCGGGAGAGTGCTCTTTTCTTTTCGTCATATTATCCTCACGGGTTATTAGCGATATCGCTACCCCTGATGGTAATCACAAAAAAAATAAATGCAATACCCTCTGTTGTTTTTTAATCGAGGTCTACGTCTTGAACGTCTGGCGGCTTGATATTAATGCCGATAACCGATGGCTTATCCGACTCATCGGGGTTATCCAAGAGACCAGAGGCCTTGGCTAGCAGGCGCAATACGCCAACCTTATCGTAGAGCTCCAGCTCTAAATTACCATCTTTATTAACTTTAATACTTTTGATGGCTTGAAGGGCGTGCTCAGGAATATCCTTACTAGCTTTAACTTTAACCTGGCCCTCATCGTCCCATTCCATGATGTCCGTAATCTTCGTATTCGCCATGCACAGCAAAGAGTAGGCGACCGCCTCGCGATTCTCTGAAATCGTAGCCGAGCGCTCTAATCTTTTCTGAATAGACCGAATACCACCCCAGTTTTGTAGGGATGGTATCTGAGCTGCTATCTTTGCTTTTGGCCGAGTAGTCGCCATTAGAACGGCACATCATCCAGCGGAGCTGCTGGGTGGTAGTTCTCTGGGCGTCCAATCGGAGCGCTTGGGGCAAAGCTATTAAACGAACCAGGCTGATCCAACTGCTGCTTTTCTTTGCCGATGTAGCCAGAAAAGTACGAACCCTTTGGGCCTTGCTTGTTATACATATTGAACCAATACTCGCGGCCATCGGGCAGCTTGATGGTGCCAGTCCAGTCTGCGTGCTTTTGGTCTGTCTTTTTTGTATTCTTGAACAACTGAAAGTTGCCTGGCTTTATTTCAAAAGGCTTATCGTATGCCATGTGTTTATCCCTATCTACGGTTGGTGGTTGAAATCATTAATTGCCTGCACGACTGCTGCGCTTTAACTTAATCGCTCGGATTCCACGATTAAAGCATGAACTACGGCTTGTAGGGTAAAACCCTGACGCAGCAGACTGAGTACTGCACTACGCAGCTCACGGTTTAATTTGTACTGTTCATCCATGTGTAGCTCCTTTTTTTAAAATACCTGGGAAAAATTGAGTGAGGCACCCCGCCCATAGTGACAGGCCGGGGGGAGGGGTAACGTGCCTCTGTTTTTTAGCACTTCGCGCCCCAGCCAGCAGGCCTCGATGCCTTTGCTTGTAGGCATACACCCCTGTGTTGCCCTTGCATACCACCGTTTGGATCGCATACAGCCCTTATTCTCCCTTGCATTGCTCATCGAGCAGCGCCCTGGCTAGGTCTAGGATGCTGTCAGGCGGTGATGTGCGCGCCTTCAGCCAGATTTCAAGGTCGCGCCGCAGCTGTTGGTCGCTCATCTGACACATTGCTATCATTTCAAATCCTTTCAAATCTAAATCATTTATTACTTTTTCTTTTAAAAACACATTCCTATATACCTCTTGGACTATGCCCTCACAGTTGTTATGGTCTACGGTAACGCTTGCCATAGCCTTTCCAATCACCTCTAGTGCATCACCCTTAACTGGTAATTTAATCGTCTTACGCGAGCGTTTAAGTGCCTTGCTGAGCATTTCTGCCATGAACTTCTCCTCTTGATTAATCATATCTGGACTTCTTGACTCTTCATTAACTAAGCCTATCGCATCCTCTGCATTGATAGTCTTGTTATATATCACTCTTGTTGTGGAGGTATGGCTATGTTTGCCGCCCTTAACGAGCGTCTCAATGTAGCCCAGTTTCCTAAGCCTGACTATCTGTGTCGATATATATTGCTTATTGGTTTGTAGGTCTGCGGCCAGGCGTTGCTGTCCAACCCATGTAATCCCAGCTCTATTGCAGTAGCTGCATATCAATGCTAAGACGCGTACGCAGCCGCCGGAGAGTCTGCGGTCTGTCAATGCCTTAATTGGCATCACGGCTATCTGCCGCTGATCTGGTGGCGCAGGCTTTAGCTTTACTTTTGGGGCTTTTGGTAGGTTGAAAGAGGGTTTATCCTCCTCGTTTAAAAACTTCATAGAATCTCACCCGCTATGCTTGTAGCGTTTTTTGCTTTCGCAAGGTATCTATCGTTTATCGCTGTGTCTAGGATCTTCTCCTTCAGAGTGCTAGGCCCGAGCTCTTCGCTGGTCATCCCCCCTG